GGATTGGTCTGCAGGTGTTGCTGGTGTTGGAGAAGTTGGAGAGTTTCAGGATAAGATGAAGAAGTCTCATCCAGGATTCAATGATGTGTTGCGGAGGGTTGGGAAAATGCCTGGTTCAAATGTTAGACCATATTAAGATCTAACATTCCAGTCACCCCCAACTTTAAACAAATAGATAGAAGAGTATGCCAAAGAGGAATTCAAAGTCAGTGTCACCTTTTGGAATGAGTAATCGACAGATGAAGCGGAAGAAACCACTTAATGCGGACTTGATGAAAACTGTCGAACCTTTGACAGAGAACCAAGAAAAATTATTCGAACAATATAAGAAAGGACAAAACATCATTGCGTATGGTGCAGCGGGTACAGGAAAGACCTTCATTACCCTCTACAACGCCCTCAGAGATGTTTTAAATCCAAATACACCATATGATAAGATTTACATCGTGAGATCGCTTGTAGCGACCAGAGAGATCGGTTTCCTACCTGGTGATCATGAGGACAAGAGTTCTCTTTATCAGATTCCTTATAAGAATATGGTAAAGTATATGTTCGAACTTCCCACTCAAGCTGATTTTGAAATGCTATATGGCAATTTAAAAGCACAAGAGACAATTAGTTTTTGGAGTACATCGTTTATTCGTGGAACTACACTTGATCGTTCTATTTTGATTATTGATGAATTCCAGAACTTGAACTTTCATGAGTTGGATAGTATAATTACTCGTGTGGGTGAGGATGCAAAGATCATGTTCTGTGGTGATGCAACTCAAACTGATTTGATTAAGACAAATGAAAAGAATGGTATCATTGACTTTATGAATATTCTTCGGAATATGCCATCTATTGATATCATTGAATTTGGTTTAGATGACATCGTAAGATCTGGACTTTGTAAAGAATATTTGGTTGCAAAACACGAACTTGGATTGTAATTCTGGAGGAATTAAATTGTTATGAGCGAATACGTAAAAACTGCACTCGTACTTGGTGCTGGTGGATTCATTGGAAGTCACATGGTGAAAAGACTTCGGTCTGAAGGTTACTGGGTAAGGGGAGTAGATGTAAAAGAACCTGAGTTTGGAGAATCTGAAGCGAATGAATTTGTTCATGGTGATCTTCGTTCTGCTAGTTTTATGGATAGAGCAATCAGGTTTAAAGGATATCTTGGTAATTTTTATGCTGAGGTTCCTCAGCAGTATCATGATAGCTTTGATGAGATCTATCAGTTTGCTGCTGATATGGGCGGTGCAGGTTATGTATTTACAGGCGAGAATGATGCTGCCATCATGAATAACTCTGTTCAGATCAATTTGAATGTTCTTGAAGCACAAAGAAGATTTAATGACTATCTTGTGTTAAATAAAACAAAGATATTTTACTCTAGCTCTGCTTGCATGTATCCGGAGTATAATCAAATTGACCCCAACAACCCAGATTGCCGTGAAGAATCAGCATACCCAGCAGACCCAGATTCAGAATATGGATGGGAGAAACTTTTCAGTGAACGTCTCTACCTCGCTTACAATAGGAATTATGATATTCCTGTTCGCATCGCTCGTTACCATAACATCTTTGGTCCCGAGGGAACTTGGGTCGGTGGAAAAGAGAAAGCACCGGCTGCAATCTGCCGTAAAATCGCTTTCCTCCCGGACCAGGGTGGAGTCATCGAGGTGTGGGGAGACGGCTTACAAACTCGTTCCTTCTTGTTCATTGACGAATGCATTGAAGCGACTCGAAGGTTAATGAATTCTGAATTCATCGGACCAGTAAATGTAGGATCAGAAGAAATGGTAACCATCAATCAATTGGTTGATATTACTGCTAAGGTTGCAGAGAAATGTGTGATTACAAAGCACGTTGATGGTCCTACTGGTGTTCGTGGTCGCAATTCAAATAATGATGTAATCCGTCAAGAACTTGATTGGGACTATCAAATGACACTTGAAGATGGTATTGCAAAAACTTATGTTTGGATTGAAGAACAATGTCTGCTCTCTTTATTAGATAGATATCAACCATGACTTGTGTTATTCTTGATCAAGGTGTATAATAGTAAAGAACCTTTACTACAACATGAATTTTATTCATCATAATTATCTGGGCGATGTCGAATTGACAAAGAAAGAAACTCCAGGCATGAGGTTATATAACCTACCAAACGGTGATTGGGTTCCTTCCATTACTTCGGTGACTTCATTTTATAATCGTCAAACATTTATTGATTGGCGAAAGCGTGTCGGAGATGCCGAAGCAGATCGAATTACAAAACGTGCTACAACTCGTGGTACTGACTTTCATGAAGCTGCCCAAGCATATATGATGAATCTTCAAATGGATTGGAGTGAATTCATGCCACTAACAAAGATAATGTTTGCTCATGCAAAACCTTATCTTGATCGTATCAATAACATCCATGCAATTGAACGCACTCTTTATTCTGAATATCTTGGATTGGCAGGTCGTGTTGATTGCATTGGCGAATATGAAGGTGAACTTGCAGTAATTGACTTTAAGACATCTGATAAAATCAAACCTGAAAAATGGTTAGAGAATTATTTCGTTCAAGAGATGTTTTATGCTTCAGCATATTATGAAATGACTGGAATTCCAGTTAAAAAACTTATTACTCTCATGGTTACCCCAGGTGGTGATGTCAAAGTATTTGACAAGCGAGATAAGGATGTCTACATTAAACTACTAGTGAGGTATATTAAAGAATTTGTACAGAACAATACTCAACTACCAACCAATGTCAAGTGAATTAGAAAAGGAATTAGAAAAAAAGTTCTATAGTTCTGCTAAATTTGTTCAAGAAATTGAGCAGATTGTGAAGTACAATTCTGATATGAAATATATTGATGCTATTATTCACTTCTGTGAACAGAATAGTTTTGATATAGAATCTGTACCTAAACTAATTTCAAAACCATTGAAAGAAAAAATTAAGTATGAAGCAATGGAACTTAACTTTTTAAAGAAAACTTCCAGAGCAAAACTACCACTTTGATAATGATGCCCTTTGATGCATATAAATGCTATTTGTCTTTGAAGAATCATTTTACCAAAGATAAATATGATTATCACAAGTATTGTGGTAAAACTCGTGCAACAGTTCAATCTTTTTATAAGCGTAAAGATCGTTTCTGGTTTGAAAAATTAGCAAGAAATAAAAGTGATCAGGAAGTCGTTGATTTCTTTTTGTCAAATTTTGTTTCTTGTGCCGATCCTGGGAAACTATGGATTGGTGAAATGATTCGTGAAGGAGAAGGTAGATATACATCATGGAAAAAGCGAACACAATCTCTTTCGTATGTTTTTAAAGAAGAAATGTCATCTATTCTCACGAATAGTGATCTAAATTCATTGTTCGTGGGAAAAAATACACATCCACGGATATTAAAAATGTATCTAAGTGGGGACATATCACTTGAAACTCTTGTGATATGTGATAAAATACTAGAGTATCGAAGCGATTTCGATTCAAAACTCACAGACCCGGTGTGGGAATCCGTAAGTCTTAAAATAAGGAAGTATTCTTCCTTCCTAAATATCAACACAACTCATTATAAAACTATTTTAAAGGAGATTGTAGTCCATGGCACTTGAGAACACTGAAGTTATTGACAACCTCACTAAGCAGAAAGAGGATATTGAAACTAAATTTGAGCAATTTGCTAGTCAGAAGCAAATGCTTGAGCAAGAATGCGAGCGTCTTCGTATTATGCACGGCAAAATTAGTGGAGCACTTGAAGTTCTGACACAGATTGAAGATAGCAAGAACCCCGCACCAGAAGGCGTAGCAACTGAGGAATCTGTTGAAGGAGATGTACCTGCTGAAGTTACTGAATCCTCTGCTCCCGAACCTGTAGTTGATGAAGACGGCCGTGTCGCCCAAACAGAATTTCCTGTAGAAGGTGAATCCACCGCATCAGAAGGTTCTGGTGAAGGTCCCAGCAGTCGCTTCGCTGAAGCAACATCTTGATACTTTGAGGAGTAATACATGAGTTTTTTTGATTCCGAAGTTGTTCGTGAAGAGATGCATCGTATTAGTCAACTTCAAGAAGAAATTTATAATGATATTTTTGGATTTTCTTCTATGTCAAGAGAGGACAAAATGCGACATGTAGATAAACTTGAAGAGCTTCTAGA